TAAAGGAATAAATCAATTGATTTATGTCTCTTTAAGTGCTATTTAGGGTATTATTTAAGATTAAAAAGGGTATAATAGGTATAATTTAAGTTTAAAGAGTATATTATATATATAATTAAGTATATACAATGATAAAACAAGGTTCGAATGGTTCAATATGTTTTTATTATAAGGGATTATTAATATGTGGGTGGGCTTTGTCTAAAAAGAAAACTGTTGCAAGATATCTATATCAAGGTGAATACATTATCAAGAAAAGTAAAAGTATTCCTATAATGACTCAAGTGAAAACTTATATATTGTTTTGTAATATGATTCATAGAAGAAAATTAAATAAACAACCTATAAGAAAGTCTGACCTTGAACTATTTGTTTCAAGTCTTATGGCTTTATTAAGATTAAGAATAATTGATAATGACGAATCGAATGGATACTATGAGTTTCCTCGTAAGTAATCACTTTAATCCTTTATGAAGTTTCTTAACTTCAGGTTCATTTAAGATATCCTTGTTCTCTAATATAAACTTAACTATCTTTTTTCTCTCATTCATTTTTTTCTTTTCTTTCTGTTCTGCAGTTTGTTCTTTCTTCGGTTTACCCTTTGTCAGTTCTTCCGCCTCTTTAAGTGTAACCTTAGGTCTACGAGGTCTATCCTTCTTGGCGTCTACAATCTTCTTATTCTTATGGTCTACTTTATATCCTTTAGATTCAATAAGTTTAACAAGTTGTTCCTGTGTCATATTCTTTTTTACCTTCATTGAAACAAGGACATTATGACCCTTCACTAATTTTATCAATTCTTCAACGGTTAACATTTCATTCTTCTTGCTGCTCATTAGGTTATATTATAATAATTAAAATATATTTATTATTATAATAGAATGATTGATAAAACTTTCTCAAAAGGAGATTTACTTGAAATAATTTCTCGATTCAATATCCATGTTCCCGGGTGTAACACTTTAGATAAACTAAGATTATCTATCATGCTATGGAGTGAAATTAACAATATACAATCTATACCCGAAGACAATGAAATATATATGATAAAGAATGTAACAGAACTAAAGACATATCTTACCAAACCTAATCCTGATAAATTATTAACTATTAAACAGAAACAAAAGATAATGAGATTCTGTAAGGAAGTGATTGTCTATTGCAATAATGGATATAACTTAGATAGTAGTATATTCAATAATCTTGAAGAGATATATATTCAAATGAAAGATATTAGTATCTATGGTGATATACCTTCTGTAAGAAGAGCTATAAGATTAATTAATCTAGACCCTAAAATTAAAGAGAGGATAGAGCCAGTTATTTCTAATAAAATGAAAAGAATATTAGAATCAAAAAATAAAAAGAAAGTTAAAAAATATTATGGGTTAATTAGTAAGCACGGAAGTTTTACTGTATCATTTGACTAATGTCTTTATGATTATGTATTTTACGACTTAGACATTCTAAATATTTTATATCAATATATACCTGCTTTATCCACCCTCTCTCACGGTGTTCATAATCTCTAATTTCGAACTGTTCTGTATTGTAAGTCCACACATATAATCCGTCTGTGAATAAGAAATAAAACTTCCATACCCTTTTATCTTTTGATTTAATAAGATATTCTATTTTATTATATCCGAAGAATGTTGTATCATAATGAGTATGTGTGCAAGTTCTACTCTTTAATTCTCCCACTATTTCTTCATTTCTAAAGTCAACTTGTTTTTTCTCATTCTCATAAAGATTGAGATTATCATTCATGTATATGTCTCCATTCAAATATTTCACAACATATTTCTCACGAACTTTTCCATACTTTAAATCTTCAATTATGTTCCACATTGTTTTTATAATATAATATATATTTAATTAATTTTAATAAACGCGATTATAGAAAATTAATATGCGTTTATATCTAAAGATTATTTAATATAATAAAGTATAGAGAATAATATGAACAATAACAATATGGAAACTCCTATTCCACAGTTAACCTTTGATATGATTTCGAAAATCCTTAATATCCGTATGGAGTCTAAGAAGGACGATAAATATAAAAAGAATTATGATAATTTTGTAAATACTTTTAATGAAAATATTGCGTCTTTCAAAGACACAGTTCTTAGAGAGGAAATAGGATACGAAGAAACATACCACGATACTTGTATGGATTGGGTTGATTGTAAGGAGATTCTGAAAGAATGGGAGCTATGGTATTTATCTTGTAAAATACTCTCTCCAGTTGAAGATAATAACCCTTCCAATAATCTTAACTATGTTGATTAATCCTCTTCCTGTTCTTTCTTAATATATACCTTGCCTTGCATTGCGGTTGAATGCCCCATAATTTCTGCGTCCTTAGCCATTTCGTCTTTGACCTTTGAATATTTCGAACTTAAATATATTTTTCTGAGCATTGTTGTTGATATGCTTTTATCCATATACTTTTTACTTGTCTTAATTAGAAGCTGCGATAAAGCGTTTCTACTTAATGTCTTCCCTGTGCTTGAGGTGAACAAAACACCCATACCATGTATTCTAATCCATAACCTTAATAGTTTCTCAAGGTCTTTAGGTATATCGATTTTAATCTCTTCATACTTCGAAGAAGTCTTGAACTTATTCAATACCATGAACATTGCATTCTTATTGATAACTAGATAATTCTTTTCTTTCTTTTCAGAATCCGATAGTTTATTATATGCCCTCTTATTTATAGTCTCCATTCCTGATATATCATTTCTCATAGGAATACGAGTGTAAATATTGAAGATAATATATACCTGTAACAGTGCTTTATCTTTTGCATTTAAATCCTCTTTCTTCTTTATTCCTTTTGATTTAATTTCTTTAGCCATTTGGTCTATCATTTTATTCACCTCTGATATGTCGACAAAGGCGTCCTTCTGCTTATCTGAGATAGTCCCTAAAGCATTCTGTTCTTCGTATTTAGCGTTGTATTCATTTCTGACAGATACATATTCTTTGATAAGTTTATCTTCCTCAGGGTCTTCTGATTCCGCCATAAGATAAACGATAATTGCATTGAGATAATTGCGTTGGGTTGTAAAATGTAATTCACTTAATTTATCCTTTACTTTTTCAGGTGAATCAAGGAACTTAAGATTCTCACTATCGAATAGTTTCATTAGTTTAGTGAGGTTCGCAGTATACATGTTAATGGTGGTGTCTTTAGCATTAGGTCTTGATTTCTTAAGGGTTTCTTTTAGATTTTCTTTGAAGCTCATTATATATTATAGTATATAATAAGATTTAATTTTAAACCAATTAAAAATATTAAAAAGGGAACGATTGTCCACAAAGGCAATGAAAATATTTAGAAGAAAAGTGAAATTGTTTTTAGTGAGATATTAATTATCTCGATTGTATATTTTGCGATTTACTTTTTTTCTTTTTATTTTTGTTGCCTTTGTTGCCTTTGTGTCCCTTACATAAAATAACATTCAACAACACCCTCAGTGATAACCATTACCTTCATAAGTTCAATCCAGCAACGAGAAGTGTATGGTGCTTCAGTGGTCTTTAGATTCTGATATTTGTGGTGGAGTTCAAGACCACGACTGTCAACACGCTCACCGTCATTGAGTTTGTATGCATTGTAGAAGAACTGTCCAGTCATTTCATTCTGTCCACTTACAGTGTATCCCTCGAACTTATTCGTAACAAGGGAATTACCCTGGCGAGAATACTGTGCCCGGGTTACATGAGGCGGAGCTCCCTCGGTGTCAGTAACACCGTGGAAATGAAGAGCAGTATTCGAACGGTCAAGTGGATATAAAAACTCGTCATTCTTTTTGACATTAGCTACAAGTTGACCATAGGTTCGGGCAGCACTCATTTCGGGGGCAATCGCACGATAGTCATTTAATAGACCCTTAGCATTTGAAGTTCCTGAAGCACTAAAGAACTCAGACATTTTATTAGAAGTAACACCCACTATCATGGAATCAACTACACGACCAGCACCACCAACATTTCTGATAACATTCTGAGCGTCCGCCTGAGTAGCAAGAGTGGTTCTCGTAAGGCGTGGTTCACTGAAACGGTGCTCAAAATAGGAGTTCTTATTACGATATTCCTCCATATCGTCTCCGTCAAGGAAAGTGTAGTCAGCAATCATACGGCATTCGTTTTGGTCAAGGGTGAAGGAGTGTCCAGCATTATCCCCTCCGTGTGCAAGACATGCTCTCTTACCTACTGCGTCAGATAGAGTAAGTTCAATCTGAACCTGGCCCTGAATCATAAAAAGTGGTAGACCCGGAAGACCCCTCAATACTGGTAGGAGGTCGTCTAAAGTAATGGAGAATACAGGTTGTTCTTTAAGTTTTTGGAAGGTTTGAACCTTCATTTCAGTATTAGTTGCAGTTGCTTTATCAATAAACTCTTTACCTAAATCAAATCCAATCTTCTCAGATACCATGGTATTGTCATTGTAAACAACACCACTGGACATAAGGCGAGCAGTCTCAAACTGTTCACGCTCCTTGACTACTGACTGGTCAATAAACATAGACTTATATGCGTGGAGGTGATTCCAGTCCTGAACCTCACATATGGTTTTACCACCAATCTTAAGAGTAGCCCGTTCAACAATAGAGGCAACCCCCGTAAGAGCGGGATAAAATGCGTCGTGACCACCGTGCTCTTTAATGGAAAAGGTAATCTTAGATTTCGGATTGAGAATACCTTTGTTCTGTAACTGGTATCGAATAAATGATTCTGTAAAAATAACAGGTTCGAGGATATCAGTATCGATACGCTGTTCAGTGTTAGAGGGAATGACTCCGGGTTTAAGTGCTTGAGGAAGTGACATATTATTATAATCTTAAAAATATAATAATTTTAATTAAAAAAGTTGAAAAAATAAGTGTTAAAAAAAGTATTTACGAAACGACTTCAATATCTCCATTCTTAAATAGAACAGTGTTCTTAGAGTGAACATAAATGAAAGCACTGACGGGATTATCGTCGTCAAGTTGAAGGTCAATCTGAGCTCCAAAGGTTTCCTGTGAAAAATCGCCTCCTGCGGTTGAACCTAAAATATCATATGCGATTCCAATTCCGTAGAGTGCTCCTCCCTCAAGAACAGAGTTATCATTAGAAGTGTATCTTTTGCCTGTGTTAGTAGGTGAGATAGAAGTGTGAGAAATCTTATTGAATGGAATGACAGCATTCATAAAATTACGGATTACCTGTGGGTCAACCTTTTTATTTGTAGGGTCTGACTTAAATGCTGTATCAATATTGTAATCTAATGGATACCGTGCTCCACCCTTAGTAAATACAACCTGTTCGACATTTGCAAGAGCACCCGTAGAAGTAACAGGAATAATAGTCTGAAGAGAGTTCTCTTCAATGTTATTGAGATAGGCACTTGGGATAAAGTTCATAAATAGACTCTCAACCCGACTTAATCCTAATCCAAAATTAATGTTTGCGTTTGTCGAATTAATGGTCGAATAATATCCAGCAATCGAGTTGTATTCAAAACCACCCATGTCTTGAATCTGTTTAGATTCTTCGGGTGTAGGAGAGTGAGTCTCACAAATCAACTTACAGTCAGTTAATTCATAGAAAGCACCGTCAATACCTTTCTCAGCTGCGGTAGAGGCACTGGTGTTGAATAGCACCATAGAGTCAGGTGCGAGATATAAATCGAGTTGTAAACCACCAATTCCACTCTGTCTTGAAAGCGGGATAGCACTCGTGCCCGAAAGCATTCCTGTAGGAATATTGATACAGAACTCATTGCAGTTTGTTCCTACACCTTCCTCAACAACAGAAAGTTTTTGACCATTGGTAGAAGGGAGAGATAGACCCGTTTCTCCAAAGTGTCCTATGAGTGACTGTTCACTTGAGGTTAATCCCATGTAACTGGAATAGAACCTATTTGCGTGTCTTATGTGTTCTATAGTTTGTTTTGAGGTAGCACTTGAAAGAACCACCTGGTCTAGTAATCCCAGCATTCCCAGGCGGGAATCCATAGATAGTGGGTCACCCGCCGTAACTCTCTCACGAGCACCATTTTTGTAAACATGTAATTTACCACAGAATCGAACAGACTGAGGCATTAGAACCTCTTCTGATTCTGCAACAGTAAACGATATGACTGGTCGGCCGTCACGGTAAGATTGGGAAGCATTTGAGTTCGCTGGTCGAATATCCAAGTAACGCTTTGACATTATATTTATAGTATTAAATATATAAATAAAATCGAAAGATAAAAATTAAAAAACATTATTTCAGTATTCTTTAGTATTCAACAGAAATATTATCACCACGAATATTAATCCGTCTTAAATGGAAGACATAGTTATTCCATAACTTATTCTTAGTGGTGCTATTTCCATAGTTTACTTGAACAGAGAAATCTTTATTGCGAGTATCATAGACACCCTTATTTAATGCAAGGGCACGGCACACTAAGAAATTAGAATTAAATGCGTGGAGAGACCGGGCATTTACTTCCCCCTGGACGAGAGCTTTGGTTGTCTCAATTAGAGGCTGTGCGTCTATACTTGTCTTAGAGCTCGTTTTCGCACAACGGACAGGGCGACTCGGTTGAAGGCGACCGTCATATAAAAATTGAAAGTCCTGGATATTATCAGATATTCCCCGTAGACCAGCAGTGGATTCATTGAGGGTAATATCTTCAGCTGTATCAGCAGCAACAATGTAAGTTCCCGAAGCACTGACACGGTCAGAAGCGGTATAGGCAGTTGCGTCTGTCGGTTGACACACAATCGACTTAGCACGAGCATTCTGAAGAGGAAGTCTTATATTCGCAACAATGTCATTAACATTCTGAGAATATCTGTAATTCTGACAGGAGACTATATCTTGAGCAATAACACCACCGTTCATTTTCATACCGTCAATCATATCAGCTTCAAAAGCACTTCCAGGGTCTACCTCCTGAACAACCAGCTCAACATTCGATAGACTGTAGCTCGGGGTGTATGCTGCGTCTGAGGTTACTGACTCAGAAATTACACAACAGACTCCACCTGGAGCAAGAGTAGTCGATTGGGAAGAGGCTGCGTCTGCTGGGTTAAATACAATCTGTAAAAGACCAGCACCATTATTAGCAGTAGAACTTGCATTGATAGAAGCAATTATAAGAGGTTTATCTGTAGTCAATACTGTTGCGTTATCTTCAGAGACAATAGAAACTCTTTCACCAACAGAAAACGGGCACTGATAGGGTTCAGACTGAGAATTATCTATAGTAAGATAGATTTCAGGAATAGTATCACCGTCCGCAATCTGAGCTGCGTCAAGACCACCAGCGTCAATAACATTAGAACCACTGCGAGAATGGAATCTCGGGTTAAGGTTCAGGCGACGATTCCTCATAACAGAATCAAGTTGAGTGACACAACGACCAGCGTCCTCAAGGGTTATAACTACTTCAAGTCCCGTTAACATATTTGGGAAGATAGCTTCAGAACGGAAAATGCCTGTTTCTAATGGTAAACATAATTTCGCAGTGTTGAAGGCCATAGCACCAGTTTTGTCACCCGTGGTTGTAGCACTTGCAGCTCCGAGTGGGTCTTCAACAAAATAGGGATTCGTAAGGATATCAGCACTACTCGACTGAGTTGAACCACGAGTTCCACGAGTGTAAGGCACCCATACAGTAGCACCCTCAGTCATAGCCCGTTTCTTTTTCTCACTATCATTTGTATCAAAGTCTCTCATAATCGAAACCATGGAATTGTAGCCTTGAATCTCCTCAAGTAATACGGAATTTTTTTCGGCTGAAGAATATATACGAATATCTTTGATTAAAATCTGGCCACCCAGTTCAGAATCTAATTGGAGTTTAGTGGGAAGTGTTCCACCACTTAACTTAATATCTGCCTGGAGATAACATTCTTTAGGTTGAAAGAACTTTGTGGAAGGAGGAACTTTAATTCTAATCTCCTGACCACCTTCAAAACTTAAACCATTGAGGGCAGTGACCGCCTTCGAAGTTTGAATAATAGGGATAGTTGACTCTGCTTTCCAAAATGACTTAACGCTCATATTTTATAATATAGTATTATAAAATAAAAATGAATAAAAAAAAATTATGAAAAAAAATCATGTTATGTATTTATTGAACTGCTCTTGCAACAGAGAATCCACCCTGACTCGCAGTCGTCAATCCCGATACAGCAGTTCTCCTTTGTGCTTCTAAATCTGTAGTTGCCTTTGTCGCCTCTTCCTTAGAAGCTTCAACCTTCTTCCCCGTTTCTGCTTCTGATTCTTCTGCTGCAATACCAGTTCCAACAGCACTCGCAGCAGCACCTCCAACCTGTAAAGCAAGACCTAATGGAGCAAGAGGGGTGAACTCCAATATTGTTCCAAACACTTCTGCCCCTGCCCCACCTATTTCTAATGCCTGTGCCCAACCGTGTTTACCTTGTCTATAATCATTTATAGCGTCAGCAGCACTAATACCCGCACCCACAAGACCAGCACCTCTCGCAAGGACACCAGCACCTTTAGCAAGTAATTTTGCTGTTCCTTCTTCTCCCTCCTTCAATGCTGCTCTCGCAGCAACACTGCCTCCAATTTTAGCAGCTTCAGCACCCTCACCACCCGCAGCAGCGGCTCCAGCAGCGGCTCTTGCTCCCGCTCTTGTTCCCGCTCTCGCTTCTGCTTCACCAGCAGCCCCAGCAGGTCTCGCACCACGAGACCAACCCTGAGCTCTATTTGCAGCAAGGTCTTTTGCGGCCTGTGCCTCCTTCCTTGCTGTATTTGCTGCCCTTACTTTAGGCACTATTCTTTTTGTTTTTTCTAAAGCACCAACACCTACACCCGAAAGGGCAAGTGTCGACTTAATGCCCCTCTCAGCTTGGTCTCCCTCTAACAATTCCTCTTGTTGTTTCTGAGTATCACCAGCAGCTTTAATATCTAAATCTAGAAGCTTGTTGTCTTCGTAAACCTGTGTGCTGTAGTTCTGTAGTCCTGCAAGAAACTCTGAGTCCTTTGAACGATTCGCATTCACAAACTCCATAATTTTATAATATTATATATATAATATTAATATATAGTAAATAAATAAATGATATTATTCTATTTGTTCTTCTACCACATTATCAGTAGGATAAATCTTCTCATTAAAATTAATCCATATCTCAGCGGGATTCTCAGTTAGCTTCAAGGTCATGAAGTCATATTTCTTTTTAGTCGCCTTCTTATATTGTTCACGGAAGTTTTTATCACCACCAAACATACCTGAATATTCTTCAGATATTTTCTCCAATTCTGATTCATTAGTTAATCGACCAATTAATACCCAGTTTGCATTCGCCCTAATGGTAGGACTTGTCTTACGAAATAATTGTGTGGATATAATTAGTAACTGGATATTGCTGTGGCGATATCTTGAACTGATATTGTTTAAAGCAGTAGTCTTATCTCCAAGGCAATCGTCTAATACTAAACATACAGACGGTTTATCTTCACCATAACTATCTTGAGATTTTATCAAATCATGTATCATACGGTCTTCATAATGGTCTTCACAATCAAAGGCAGCTTTAAGGAATCTACTCGTTTGGTCATTATTAATTGTATTCGATATAATTTTTGTGTGGTCAAAGAAGTCCTGACCATAGAAGTCTTTATTAAGTAACATATTAGAAATAATTGTGCTTTTTCCAGTTTTCGTGGGCATTACCATGAGAACACAGCTACACGGTGCCGGGAGATTAGGGTGTAGTGGTTTATGTTTTACATTGGGAGGGTCAACTACTTTTAGGATACTAAGTCTCTTACTCATTATATTTATAGTATATATATTATTTTTTAATCAAGAAATAAACTGAAGATTAAATCGGGAGGGATACGATATCTATCTGATTGACTAAATGTTATACCTTTTACTTTCTGTCGTCTTTCAGTATTTCCTAAATTATTTTTATGAAGATTACCCACCATATTCCCACATTGTTTATTGCAAGTCAAAGCATTCCAATCTTTTTTATTAGTCCATATACGAGTCCTCTTTCTATAACCCCAATCTGAATACATACAATAATCAACAATATAAAAAGGTCTATCCTTCATATATGTTCTGTCCTTCATTTTACTTGTTGCCGGATTTTCAATAAAATAATATTCGGGTTTAAAATAATCAATTATTTCTAATGTTCTTAAAACTAATTTATCGTCTTCATTCATTTCTTTTTCTTGAATCTCCTTTGTATATAATTCACCCTTTCTCATTCGACCTAACCAACCGTCTTGAAGTTTACTATAGTTAGTGCAAGGAGGAGAAGCCCATACAATATCAAATGAATCTTTATGATATTGTTTATAATCGAAATTCATGATATCGCATTTATGAGTTGATTCTGATATTAAGTCTACTGATACTGTTTCCCAACCAAGTTGTTTACAACATTTACCAACTGAACCAGTTCCCGAAAATAATTCTAAGACTTTAACCATTTACTTCTTCTTATATTTTATTTTGACCAAATGAACCTTATCTATTTTATGAGCTTTACTCTTAGGACTTAAAGAAGCATAGACACGAGCCATTGCCCATTGTTCAGGTGACTTAACATTCTTCCTCACTGACCCTGGGTTTGTTTTGAATGCACCAATACCTTTATCATATATGGTCTGAAGACCTTTCATTTGATAGCGAGTGATTTTTGATATTTCTTTGAGTGTATGGGGTTCTTCTTTTTTAAAACCATATTTTTTATTGAAATCCTGTTTATAGGTCATTTATTATAACAAGATAAAATATTTATTTATCATAATTCAACATTAAATCTTTATAGTCTACATTGCGATTCTCTATATCTGAATAGTCTTCTTTTTGATAGATACATAGAGGAGTCAATAAATACCATGTGTCTTCTCTTTGAAGTTTATGATTATAATAATCTAATGAATATTGTCTATCCCCACTTTGTAATAGTAACTTTAATCCTTCATTTAGATTATCTAAATATCTTTGATAATAATGTTTTTTAATAATGTAGGAAGATAAACAGAAACATTTACTCACCTTAATATAATCTTCATATTCCACATAAGGTTTGAAATTATTACCTGATAATAATAAACAATCCCAATCATTATTAATTAATTT